GCTCTTGTTGTTGTAAAGTTAATTTATCAAGAGCTGCCTCATGTGTTTCAGCTGGGAAAGGATCATTACTTATGTAATCTGTTTCTTGAGTTAAGTTTGTGTTTCTTAATAAGACTACAGTAATTCCAGTTGCGGGAGCTGTCACAAAATTAACTTGTCCACCGCTAGCTCCGTTATCTACGATAGAATAATGAGTTGTTAAAGTTTGTACTGTTTCAGTTCCATCAGAAGATCTTAATATAACTTGCAGCTCTGCTGAGCTATGAATTGGAAAAGTAAAAGCAAAACTTGTTGTGCTGTTATCTCCATTGTAGGAATTTTTTACCGATAAACTCGATACTGTCATAATTTACTCTTTTGTTGTGTTAGGAAAAATTTTTGTAGGCGTTATAATCCCACTATATTTTTCGTATTAAATTAATTTGTCAATTCTGTCTATAGAATTATTCAGAAATTTGCGGTGTATCAGTTGGCTTAATATCGCCTGGATACCACCAATAATCTCTGTTTTCTTTAGTTTGGTATCTTTTTATCACATTGTTGTTTCTTTTATGAAATTTAGGATCAATTAAATTCTGCAGCGTATCTACTATAATCCTTTCCCATGCTGCTCTAAGATACCATATTGAGCTGCCTGGGGTATATTTTTTAATAAAATTAGAAAACTCTCTGCCTAAAGCTGGCTCTTTACCACCAGGCATATATCTAAATGTTTCATCTATTAGACCAAAAACATCTTTAGCAAAAGCTACTGGTAGTCCAAGTAAAGCATCTGTAATATCTGTTCCGTAGTTTTCTCCCTCTGCCTCTTGATAAACTAGATCTCCAAAAATACCTAATCCACCACCACCAATCAATCTAGCTAACCAATATTGAAATTGTTGTGTTTTATCTAAAGTGTTTAAATTTATTATATCTCTGCCTTTTAATACTTCTCTCATCTCATGTGAGTAAGCATTCATTAAAGTTGTACCAATTAAAAATGGCACTAAATAACCAGCTTTGCCTTTTAAACCAGTTTCTCTTAAACCTCTCATTATGTGAGTAAAACCAATTGCAATTGCAAAATTTTTAAACATTAATCCAGATGCTAATATTTCTCCAGCAAATGTTCCTGGTTTATTTTTACCCATAACAGCAACTCTGCCTCTAATCGCAGCTGTAGGTATAGCATGATCTGTTTCTGTAAAGATCATTTCCATAATTCTGCCATGCAATCTATTAGCCTCAGATGGATCTAAGTCAGATCTTTTTAATAAATCTTCTGGCTTAAAAAACATAGCCTCGCCAGGTTTCATATTTGGATCATCAACAGCAGCATCATATAATTTAGTTTGTCTTATAACATCCCAATCTCCCTCTCTTATTCCATAAGTTTCTAAAGTTTGTGTAAGAGATCTTCCGTAAGATTGAGCTTTAGATTTTTTAGTAAGCTCTCCAAGTTCTTTCCAAGATAAATTAAAATTATCTCCTAAAAAACCCATAAACTCCATACCAAATGCCCAACGACCAGCTTGAGTTAAATGTGATAAACCAGACGCTCTTAGTGTCATATCTGATAACATCTTTGCAAGTATTGGTGCATCAGTATCTATAAAATATCTATTAGCAGCTGATGCAATAGTTGACCAATGTTCAGCAACTAACCCAGCTCTAATAGCTGCCTTAGACCAACTTTTATCAGTTTTTAAACCATCCTTAATTAATTTTAATGCTTTTCTATTTGCTTTGTATGCGGGTAATCCAAGAAATTTAGATGTCATTCTTGAAAAGAAAAAGTCTGATTGTGCAAGTAGTGTTGCAGATCCAATAACAGAAGAAGTTAGAATATGCCTTAAACCAGCAAATCCCATTGCCCACCACTTATCAACTCCACTATTTAATCTACCAGCATGAGATAAGTATAAATTTTCTAATCCCTCTATTTTAGATCTAACACTTTCTCTTTCTTTAATTGGTAAGTCTTTTGTATTAACTCTTATAAGATCAACTAAATATCTAAACCCAGCGTTGGGATTTGGTCCCAAGGCTCTCATCATTGCAGTATCTCTGCTGATGCTTTCTAAGTGCTGGTATATTGTTGATATAACATCTTCATCGCCAAACTTAGCTTGATAAGCCATATAACTATCTGCATCTTTAAAAACTAAAAATCTATGATCTAACCTGGCGTTAGCTGTCATACCAGATGCGTTGCTCATAGTTCTTGATGTAGATTTTGATCCAGGTACTAATTGACTTACTCCCTCAGTTCTTATTGCATCATAAGTTCTAGGTAATTCTAAAACTAATTCCTCTCTAGTAAATGATCTACCCGTTTTGTTATTAATCATTCTTTCAAGATCTAGTTTTGGTAAAATATATTCTATCCAATCTTCTTGTGTTGCTAAACCAACTTTAACTGGATTATGTGGCTGTGGTAAATAATTACCTTTTATCTTAGCAACATTACCACCAAACTGATTGTGTCTAGTTCTTGCAAGTTCTATAGCTTGATTAATTGCTGCAGCAAATTCTTTTGCTAAAGGATTTGCAGTAGATCCAGGTTCTAGTATTTCTTTAATAATTAATGGAGTAGTCATTTTTTGAAATTTATTTCTTCTGCCAAAATAACTTGTTCTATACTTCTCCATAAACTGAGCTAAAGGTGCGTGTACTAAACCAAGCTCAGTTCTTTTCATATTAGTAATAGATAAAATTTGATTGCCAGCATCTTGATCAAATATAGATCTTATACCCTCAATAATATCTTTATTACCTTTTACATCTGTATAATTTTCTACAGTAAATTTATTTTGTGCTTGTGTTCTTGCTTGAAATAATGCGTTTCTTTTAGATCTAATTCTTTTTTCTAATTGTACATCCCATGTTTCTTTAGCAGCAGCTCTTTCAGCCTCAAAATCATTAAAACCTTGAGACTTAAATTTTTTGTATTGTTTATCAAATTCTATTCTATGTGCATCTGCAGCATCTGATGTCATTTCTCCATCTCTAAGCGCATTGCTAATACATTTTAAATAACTCATTTACAATCCTTTAATCTTTCTAAAGCTTGAGCTGCCTTAGCATCATTTTCCATAAACTCTCTCATTGGCTGAATAATATCTACTTCTTCTCCAGCAGCATCTATTCTAGTTCCTATATGAATATTGGTGTCAATTAATTCTTCTGAGCCTAATCCTTGTTTTTCTAAAGCTGTGAACCAGGCATCATCTAATTCCATTTTTATATTTTCTTTTGCCTTTTCAAATGCAGCTAAACCTTTTGCAGTTTTAAATTGATCTGCTTTCATTTTGTACAGTTTATGAGATCTTGTCAAAATTTTAGCAGTAGATTTTAATCTAACTTGTAGCTCAGTTGTCATGCCATCTTTAGTTAAAAGCTGCATGTGTATAGCTCTATAGCCAGATCCTCTACCACCATCAGTTTTTAAAAAATCATCAAACTCAATAGTTTTTACAGAATTTTTAATATCTTGAGCTACAGCTCTAACCTGGTCAATAGTATCAAGATCTATTCTAGCTCTTAATAAATCAGATATTTCCTCAATATTACGAGTTTTTAACTTTTCTGCCAAACTTGCGTCATCTTTTAGACTTATATCTATATTGGCTTTATGCTTTTCTTTAAATTTATTAAGAAAACTTAAATATCCATCATAGTTCTTTTTGGCTAAAGCCTTTAATTCGTTGATGTCATTAACGCTATGATATATAATTCTTTTACTTATGGCACTTGTAGAACCAATAGCTTTATTATCAGATCCTCGTAAAGATGGAGGAGACGCTGTAGCATCTGCAAAAACAGTAGATGGTGGAGTAGCTTTTGTTCGTTGGGATCCAGCTGCTAAATCTTGGGAAATAGATAATTCCTTAACTGCTGGAGATGTGCTTACACTTCCACTGCTGCCAACATCATCTTTTATTTCTTTAGAAATACCCTCGCCTAATATTGCATCTGCAATTGATGGATCTTCTGAGGCTTGACCAACTTTAGGCTCGCTAAATAATTTATTTGTTGTTAAGTCTTCTTCAAATTTTGGAGGTATTGTTTGTGTCTCAATCTCAGTTTTGTTAGCTCCAAATGATCCGCTAACATCGCTCCCTCTAAAATCGCCTTTCGCAGCAGCGTCATCGACAGCTTGTTGGAAGAATTTTTCAGCATCCCCTCGTTTTCCATCTTTGAGGAGTTGAGCTGCTTTTGTGAGTTTGTCTGAGAGTTCTGATCCAGCTCTCGTTGCAATCTTTTCAAATCTTTCTCCAACTTGCTCATATATTAATCTTTGCTCCTCATTGTTAAGTTTGTTTAATTTATTTCCCGCTTTTTGTAAAGTTGTATCATTTTCAACAATAGTCTTAAATGCAGCACTTCTCTTATTAATATTCTTTTTTGCCCAGTTTAATAGCTGAGATCTTTCTACTAACAGAGTTTCTGCAAAAAAATCTGTACCAAATAATGTGTCTTGTTTAGTGACAGTTTTAGGTAGTGTGTTTGTTAATCTTAATGTTTGCTCTAGTTCTGCAATACTAGAAAATTTTTTATCTTTTAAAATTTTAATTATATTTGCATGCAAAGATTTATCTTCAATAATCTCTCCAACTTTAGCACCCAGGTTTTCTAAATTTTTAGTGTTGGATACCATACCCCAGGCATCATCGCTAAGCTCAGTTAATCCTTTTGTGTTTCTAACTAAATTACTTCTAGCTGGTAAAGACTTTTCAAAAACTGTCCAATCAGCACCAAACCTAGATCTCATTATTTTAGCAGCATCAATTGCTGTACCAGTATTATTTCTAAGGTTAATCATTAAACCTTTAACCATAGCCTCATCTGGAAACACTCCATCTACTTCTCTAAATGTATGAGCTAATAATTCTATTTTTTTTCCTTGAGCTGATAATCTTTTAGCTAAACCTAATCTTTGGTGTCCATCAACAATTGCTTTTTTTCCATTTGCAAATTCATAAACTAAAACTGCACCAGCACTTGGAGCATCCCATTCTGTGACATTTGCAAGTTTATTAGATACACCTCTTTTATCTCCGTCAGTTTTATATTGAAAATTTACTGGATCAAATTCTATTTCTTCTGGTTTATAAAGTGTGACATTGCCTTTTATTTCATCTAAAGATTTTTGTTTTATTTGCGCCTCAATAGGTTTTATTTCTTTTTTAATATCATTTAAAACAATTGTCTGAGCTGCATTATGATTTTCTGTATCTAGCTGCGATGTAGCTTTTGTTTCTTCAAAAGGATTTTCTGGCTGTTTTACTTTAGACAGCTCCTCTGGATTTTCTATTTTAAGAGCTTTAGATATTTTTTCTATTTCTGCATCACTTGATCTATTTAATGCTTTTCTTAATGTGCTAGTTGCATTAGGCACACCTTTAATTAAACCTTGTATTAATCCACCTAAAACAAATGAACCAGCTCCAACAGTTAGTGTGTTTAAAACTCCAAGATTTATTTTTTGTCCAAATAATTCTACTTCTGTTTTTAATCCTACTTCTTTTCTAAAACCTTGAGCTTTTATTTGAATAGGTATCTCAACAGCTGTACCTATTAAACCCTCTACCCAGGCTACTCTCCAGGCAGCTGCTAGAGCTGTTGATGGCACTTTATACATAGCTCCAATTGGTAAAGTACCAAGAATTAAAGGATCTGTGACTAACGCAGAAAAAGAACCAGCAAAGTTTCCAAAGGTTCCCATACCAGTTGATCTGTCTGCTACATCAGCTTGTTTATCATGTAGTCCCTGGATCCTAACTCCCATAGTATTAAAAAACTGTTCTTGATTTTCATATCCTAAGTTTATTAGTTCTTCTCCAATATCTGGATTATCAGCTTTTAGCTCATCTATTCTCTGCCAAAAAGTTTCTACATTTTCTGTTTCCGATGGTGGCGGTTCATCTAATACTCTTGGATCTTCTGGTCCCAAAGGCACATCTTCATTATTATAAATAGGATTACTAAATTGTGAGTATCCTTTTTTATTTAAAAAATCTGTAAGTATGCTGTATTCTTTTTCTACTGAGTTTCTTTCACTATCAAATCTATCTGATGCAAACATGGCATCATAACTTGCCTTAAAATTTTCTTTAAATGTAGTTCGATTACCAGATGCCCAGGAAGTTTCTCCTAAAGAATTTGTTGCATTTTTTTCATCAAATACAAAAGACATTATCTACTTTCCCAGTTAGCTCTAACTTTATTAAAATCTATTATATAAAAATTATTACCCTCATTTGCAAAATTACCATCAATTGCATAGCGTGGTTCTGCATTAGCTTTTGATGGATGATCTTGCATAGCTACTTTAAATTTACCATAACCAACGCTAATCAAATATGGATCTCCACCCTCAAAAATTTGTATATTTCTAATATTACCAGACCCATCTTTACCTACTGCATCTCCAGGTAAGAATTTACCATCAACTGTAGTTCCGCTAGCTGTAGCTAACATAGCTGGGTTTTCTTTTAACCAATCTACAAAATCGTCAAACTCATCATTCTTTAACCACATAGGAACATGAACAGCATTGTTATTGTATTCTGCAACACCGCCATATTTACCATTAGCACCTAAAGACATATTCATTGCTTTGTCATAAAGATTTTTATCAAATTGACCATTCTTATATTTTGGAGAATTAAAATACATAGCAGTATAAATATTATCTGCAGTACCAACTATGTTATTAAATGTTTCCATATTTTCTGGAAAAACATTTTTATATTTACCAATTGTTAATCTTTTATCTGTATCACTAACTTTAATATCTATATTAGGTTGTTTGTTTAACAAGAAACCCTCTATAGCTAGATCTATTGCTTTGTTAGGCATATTCTCAGATACAATACTTAATCCGCCTATATGAGCTAAGAATTGATCTTTTTCCTGGAGCTGCGCAAATACATCTGGAGCTGCACTACCAAAACCCTCTACTAAAATTTGAGACATAAATTTTATTTGTGTTGGGTTTTCCATTTTAGCTAACGCAGCTGTTATTTGTGTAGCCTCATTTTCTGATAAAAATTTACTTTCTATTCCGTAAATGGCTCCAATACTTTCTGCTTGTGATTTTCTTTTAACCATAAGCGATTTGAATGTTTCAAAGTTTTCTTGTGGATTTGATGCAAACTCATTAAAATCAATTGTCTCAATATCAAATGTACCTCTTTTAGATACAGCTAATATTGGATCTTTATCTAAATCTGTTTTTAATTTAGCAGCATAATTTTCTATAGTTTGTAATTGATCAAATAATGCAGTTGAGGTTCCCTCTTTATTAGCAGCTATCTTAGTTCTAGTTTCTGTTAAAAAATCCTCAATCTGCAAAGGTGTCATTAAATTTAAAGATTGTACTAAAGCAACTTTAGCTTTTATCTTTTGAGCTTTTAATTCTATTTCTGGCTTACCTAGTGCTTTTGCAGTAGCCTCATAATCGTTTAGTGTACTCATGTTAGGTAGAATACCATTGTCAGCCATACTATCCATTTTACTTAATTCAGAATTAATTAATTTTGTAGATGTTGAGCTTGATGTTTTAAAATGAGTTTGTAATTTTTCTATATCTTCTACAGTTAATCTTGGATCTTTTTTAGCAGCTCCTAATGCTCCCTCTCTTTGATCTATAGGTACATTTTTATAACCAAAAAAAGCTATATCTTTTCTAGTAGTTTTTTTTACATCATCTAATTTTTCTCCAAACAAATCACTAAACTTTTTGCTATTTAATAATTCTTTTAATTCTGTTTCTGCAGCAAATTGAGTATCTGGATTTTGTGCATAAATAATTTTTTTCTTTAAGACTTCTATATATTCAAGATTTTTATTTCTATTGTTTTCTATTAAATTTTTTGTAGTTGATAATCTAATTTCGTTGACATCTTCTAATTCTTGTTTTTTTAACCAGTTGTTAAAATATTTTTTTGCAAATATACCATTAAATTCTTTTGTTGTATTTTTTGTTTTTTGTACTTCATTTTTAAAATACTCAATACCTTTATCTGGATCATTCATTTGTGATGCAATAAGTTTATGCGCAGATAAACCTTGCTCATTTTCTGATCCGTTCATTACAGTTTTTTTCTTTTCAAATAAATCGTTTTCAGATTTTATCTGTTGGTGTTTTATGTAAAGATTTTCTCCAGATTTTAAAAATCCTTTCATAGCTTTACCAACAGAACCAGCCTCAGATAAACTTATTTGTCTTCTGTCCATTACATTTGAGTTATCTGTAGTTGGTGTAAGTTGTGATTTGTATAATTTAATTGACATATTTATCTCCTATGCTGCCGCCATTTTAAAACCAAGATCTAATAAACTTGAGCCAGCTGCATAGTAAGATGCTTTCTTAGCAACTTTACCTCTCCATCTTTGAAGATTTGCATCAGCTCTTTTTTGTATTGCCTCATTTAATGCTGTATCTCTTGCATTCTCAGCATTGTAATCCATTATATCTCTGTCTGTTTGTAGTTCTAATTCATTAGCATAAAGAGTATCAATAACAGTACCAGATAAATCAGCACCACCAGCTAAATAAGCTACAGTAGTTTTACCTTGGATCTGTTCAACTGTTTTATCAAATTTAGGAAGTGAATAATCATTATGAACAGACATAATCTGTTCAGCTTTTTGCTCATCTATTTTTGCATTACGCTCTAAAATTTTAGCATTATAATTAGCTGCTGCTTGTTGTGATCTACCCGCAAATATATCTCCAAAAAAACTCATCTTTCTATCCTCGCAAATCTAATAAAGTCTGCACCATC